ATAGCCATGGCCCCTGTTCACAAAATTGACCAATCCCTTGTTGCCCTAGCGGTAGACATTGACACGCTGGTCCCCCTAGAAGGCAACCCCCGAAAAGGCGATGTGGACGCGATTATGGCGTCGTACGACGAATTCGGACAGGTGAAGCCCATTGTGATTCGCCCCAACGACGACGGTACGGCGACAGTCATTGCGGGCAATCACCAAACCGAGGCGGCCCGCCGTCTTGGCTGGACGCAGATTGCGGCAGTACCAATGAACACGGACAACAAGCGTGCACTTGCGTTTGCTCTTGCCGAAAACCGGACCATGGAGTTGGGCCACACCGACCCTGTACTGCTTCACGACGCCGTAGTCAGCGTGCTCGACGAGTACTCCGACACTTTTGCGTCTTTGGGGTGGGACGAGTTTCAACTTGCAGCCATGGACGAGCAAGTTAATTATTTGGCGGCCGTAGAGGCGGAACCTTCGGGCTACGTTCCGCCCGTTATGTTGTCGCAGCCCGGGGAGCCGCTGTCGCCCCCAACAACTGCGCCCCCCCGCCCTGAGCCCTCCCACATCAAAGCCCCTGCGTCAGTAGACACCCATGAAGCCATAACTCGCGGATCGACAAGCGTGGGCGCGGCCGGAACGAAAGCGGTGGTCCAGTACATGCTGGTTTTTGACGAAGCAGATCAACAGCGTCGCTGGTATGACTTTTTGCGGTGGCTGCGGACCGACAGCGGCACCAAAGGGGACACTATCGCCGAGCGGATCCTGCACTTCATTGACGACCACGCCGACTTTTGATGGAACTCAACTTGACCCCAGAGGCGGCCTTAAACGTACTGCGTTCAAGCGACTCGCACGACCTGTACTTTTATTCCCAAGAAATTGCGGAAGTGCTTCAGCGTTTTATTGACAAAGTGGCGGTCCTGCAAAATTTGCTCCTTGGTCTTGACGAAATTGAAGTCAAAGATTTGGATCAACTTTTGTGCCAAGTGAAACTAAGCGCTACAATGTCAACCAAACTACTGCCAAACCTGCTGGAGGCTATTAGTAATGCCCACATCGACTAAGACATTTAGGCACGGGGTTGAGCGCTGCCTGTTTTGCTATCGGGCAACTAGCAAAATCGGCGCTACTCGCCGCTTCGGTCCACGGCGCTTGCGGGCCGCCGCAGCGTGGAACGATCTCTTTGACGGGCGACTGCGATGACGCGACAACGGATGTTTTTGGACATCTCTTGCGTGGACGCCGCACGAGAACGCATTCGTCATGTCTACGACACTTTTGACACCGTCTGCGTCCAGTTTTCCGGCGGCAAAGATTCCACCGCCATCCTTTACCTTGCCAAAGAGGTCCACGAAGAACGCGATCTTGGACCCGTAAAGGTCATCTTTCGCGACGAAGAAATGGTGTCGCCTGCCGTCATCAAGTTTGTGGAAGAGGTTCGTAACTACGACTGGGTTGACATGGAGTGGTACTGCCTGCCGTACGGTGGCGAGATCTGGGTTCTTGGCCAGCGCGAGTATGTGCTGCTATGGAGCGGAATGCGCGCCCAAGAAGGGCGACTGGCAAGAGAAATGCCGCCATGGGCGATTCGTGCCGAGCATTTTGGTTTGCCTCCGAACGAGGCTTTGCCGCAGTCGGTGGACTACTACACAATGCAAGGCAAGAAAGGCCGCACCGCTTTTATTACCGGCGTGCGGGCAAACGAATCGATGATCCGGTACCGGTCGTGCGTTCAGAAGTTGCACGAGAACTACATTGTGGTTCCGTTCCGCATGAAGAAGTCCATTCCCCTGCGTTTTGCAAAAGTCATTTACGACTGGACGACGGACGACGTTTTTAAGTTTGTTGCGGAGGAACATGGAGGCACTTTCTGCGAGTACTACGACCTTGCCGCCATGACCAAGTCCAATAGTCGTGTCGGAATTCCTTTGCACTCGGTTGCTATCCGCCGCATCGGCGACCTTGTCGCCACTGAGCCCGATTTTTACGACCGACTAGTTGAGTGTTTCCCGCAGATTGATGCCCAGCGCCGGTGGTGGCCGGAGTTCGATATAGAAGCCCTTATTGCCTCGTACGCGGCAAATGGCTGGGACGGCGTGAGCCAGTGCATCGATGACAACATGCTGACGCCCGGCATTCGTCGTCGGGCGCAAGCGTATGCGGCAGAGTTCCGCAATAAACACAAAAAGGATCCGTTTTCCTATCCGGTGGAGTGGCTCGTGCGCAACTTGCTTCTTCACGAAATTCAAATAACCTCTGTGAACCCAGTCGGTCCCAAAACGCGCGCCCATGCGGTTCGCATGGCCGCTGCGCAAGCGGAGGCCGACGCCAATTCCCTAGATGCATTGGATGATTACCGATGATGTCAATTGATTTAGTTTCTGGCGGCTCGTTGCGACCAGCGAAATGGCGCAGCACCTACATATTGAAGCCTGACCAAAAAGTTCTTGTCACCAGTTTGGCGACTTATGGTTGGCTTCAACCAATTGTTGCCAACAGCAATAATCAGACGATTATTGACGGCCATGAAAGATGGATGATCGCAGCAAACGAAAAAGAAATAGTTGATCGCGATAGGGGGCTTGTTCCCGTCAAATGGGTCGATTGCGATGATATTGACGCAATGGTCATGCATGTTCGTCTCAACAGGGGGCGGGGTTCGCTTTACGGCAAAAATTTGAGTCGCTTGCTCTCAAGCGTGTTGCGATCCCACAAATACGACGAAGTCACACTGCGGCGCATGCTTGGAATGCAGCGGGAAGAATTTGACCTGCTAGCCGATCCGGGTTTGCTGAAGGCCCGAAAAGTGAATGCTCACACTTATTCGCGAGCATGGGTGCCGGTGGAGGCGCCAGCGGGGATTGAACAAATTTCTATTGCGATCGAAAGGCCCCCTACGCCCGATCAGCCTATTAAGTGAAAATCGCATTGGGTATGCTACCGTTTACAAGTAGCAAAAGCCACTTGGAGGCGTCTCATGCCAACTCCCACAACTGGGCGCGATACGGAACGCATTCGCCCCTCAGACGACGGAATGGAACTTGTTCCCGAGTCGGATTCACGCCTTCCCGGCGGCACCCGTCGCCCCCGCACGCCAAGCAATCCAGAAAGTTCACCTCGTCCGGGCGGTGGCTCGCGTCGTCCGGGCGGTTCACGTCGTCCGGGCGGTGGCTCGCGTCGTCCGGGCGGTTCACGTCGTCCGGGCGGTGGCTCGCGTCGTCCGGGTGGCGGTGGATCGGAAACTGGAGGGCGGCGAGCCGGCCTTCTCCGCCGACTAGCAGCCCGTGCGCTGCGCGCAGGCGCTCGCGCCGCTCGTGCCCGTCGAGAACGTCGCGAAGGTCGCAATCGTTAAGCCTGACAAAAACCTAGGGGCACCTTAAATGCTAGTTTCCGTTGACGACTTGACGACCTACATGGACATCAAGTTCTCGAACCGGCAAGAGCGCGCCGCAGAGTTTGTTCTCGCAGGGCTGCAAAGCGAACTCGAATCATATTTGCGTCGCCCGATTGAGGTAAATGCCTACACCGAGGACCACGTCATTCCTTCGGATTTTGGCTCGTTCCCCGTTTCATCACATTTATACAATTTGTCTCTTGACACAACAGGGAACCCTCCATCCTACGTTCGACCGGCCGTTACTGTGTACATGCGGAATTCTCCCGTTGTGGCCGTAACCTCTGTTCAGATCCAGCCGGTGGCGGGTGGCGCGTCCATCACCGCAGAAGCCGGCACCGATTATGTCGCTCAACGGTACGGCATAGATCTCTACAGGGCGATGCCAAATGACCGGATCCGCGTGAGTTACACCGCTGGACTTTCCAGCAACGCCAACCAATCCCTCCCCGTTTTCCGCCTTCTTATTCTCAGGGCGGCTTCTCGAGAAATGCAAAATATGCACGATGATGTAGTCGGCCTCAAGGACCTCGAGACCCGCAACGTTGGGCCGCTTACGACAGGATTTACCGAAGAAGAACTTCAGTCAGTGCGCCGTTGGCGGCGCATTCGGATCGGCTGAGGAAAAAACTCGTGCGCGTTACCGTAGACGATTCCAGCGCTCAACGGCTGTTGAGGGGCATGCAGCGCAGGTCGGGAAACTTCCGACCGGTCTTTCTTGACGCCCGGCGAATGCTTGAACAATCCAACGTAGAAAACTTTACTTCTTCAGGGTTGCCGGTCGGTGGGTGGGCGCCACGCAAGCAGCAAGTTGCGTGGCCGCTTATGATCCGGACAGGGAAATTGTTCACATCTTTAACGAACCTTCGGGGAGCGCCAAACGATATCGGCTTGCGCTCTGCGGTATTCGGCACAAAGGTTGAGTACGCCAAATTTCACCAAAACGGAACTAGGCATATGCCCAAACGTCTTGTCGTGTTTGAGCCGGTTGGATTTAAAGCGCGATTGGGCAAACGGGCCGCCGACCACATCATTGGCAGGAGAGCGGAGATGCTGCCATGATGCAGGGCGCTGCTGCGGCAAAGCGGTTCGTTAACGACTACCTCGCTTACGATCTCCCCGAACGCCTTCTTGCGTACAGAAACCATTGGCACGTAGACGAGGACGCTCTTCCAGAACCGCTTTTGTACTTGACGTACGAACCCGTTGCGCTTGACCACTGGCCGACCTTAATCACGCTGGCAATGTCGACCGCAGACCTTTCACGCATTGACTACAACTCTGGGCTTAACCCGTTGTATCGGGTGAGGTACACCATGCGGACATACGTGTGGGTAAAGGCCGATGGGGCCACAGAGTGCACAGAGAATCGCGACAACTTGACAACGGTAGTGCGTTCCGCCCTGCTTGACCACGCGAGCCTTCGCACCGCCGACCGACAGTCTTGCGAAGCAATCATTGACGAGTCTTCGGTTCGTGAAGAATTTTCCGATCTGACCCTTATCAAGGGCGATCGGGTTATGGCAGGCGCATACATCGCTTACGACCTAAACATTAACGAAGCGATTACGCGCAGAAACCTTGCCGATTCGTTGGAAAGCATTACGCTTGAGACCGATGTGAAGTCGTATCTTTTGGACGACTGACGCCAATTGTTGAGAAGCGTGCAACGTTGCCACCGAAAGCACTTGCTTCGCTGTAATATGACTGTAGGTTTTACCGGCAGCGGGCTACTGCACGAGAGACAGACACTTGTGTAGTACCCTTTCTTTCGGAACGTGTTCACAGGAGAGCCAATGCCCGGTGTAGTCGTAACAACCGCAGTTCGGACCGGCCCGAATACGGCCACCGCCAACCCGTCGTCAACCTACTTCGTGGTGGGGACCGCCGAGCGCGGCCCAGTCGACGAAGCGCAGGTTGTGAACAGCCTCGCCGAGTTCGAGGTGTACTACGGCGGATACAACGCTGACAACAACCTCCACGAGCACCTCCAGACCTTCTTCGAGGAAGGCGGCTCACGGGCCTACGTCGCTCGCGTCGTCGGCGCTGGTGCCAGCGTTGGTGTGGAATCGGGCACCGGCGACCTCACCTTCACCGCCGCGAACCCCGGCGAGTGGTCCGACAACCTCGAGTACGCCATCGTCGCTGCCGGCGCCGCCTTCAAGGGCCAGTTGTTCCTCAACGACGAACTTGTCTACACCTCGCCGCTGGTTTCCACCGAGGGCGAACTCGTCGCCGCCATGTCGCTATCCCCGGTGGCGTCTGCGTATGTGACAGTCACCACCGCCGATGCTGCGACCGAACTTGAAGTTACCGCCGCAACCGCTTTGGCGGGTGGTGGTAATGGCTCCGCCGCAACGGAAAGCAACCTGATTGACGGGCTGGACCTGCTCGAGGGCACCTACGGCGCTGGCGCCGTGGCGATCCCCGGCGAGTACAGCGACACCGTCTACGACGCCCTAATTGCTCACGGCGTTGCGACCAACCGTCTTGCGCTGCTTGCGGTGGATCCGACGAATACCACGCCGGCTTTGGCCATCAGCAACACGGCTGCCTACATCTCAACCGTGGAAAACGGGGAGTACGCCGGCCTGTATTACCCGCACCTCACCATTGTGAACGGTGCGGGTTCGATCGAGACGATTTCGCCCGAGTCGTTCGTCGCCGCTAAGCGGGCGAAGGCTCACAACGAGACGGGTGCGTGGTCTGTCGGCGCTGGACTCGCCTCGAAGGCGAATTTCGTGACCGGCACTTCGGTGGCCATCGACAAGGCGGCTGGGGCCGACCTCGACGAGGCGCAGATCAACGCCGTCCGGGTCATTCAGAACTCGGTGCGGATCTACGGTGCTCGGAGCCTCTCGACGGATCAGGTGAACTTCCGGTTCGTGAACTCCCGCGACATGCTGAACTACATCGTCAGCGAAGCGGAACGCCGGCTGGAAGACCTCGTGTTCGCTCCCATCGACGGGCGACGGTCGGTCTTCGGGCAGGTGGAAGCGTACCTTATCGCCCTGCTGGATCCGCTGCGGACCGCTGGCGGCCTGTTCGAGTCGTTCGACGTGGACGGCAACCGGATCGACTCGGGTTACTCGGTTGAGGTGTCCGACGAACTGAACCCGTTGAGCCAGTTGGCCGACGGGGTCGTGCGGGCAAGGGTCGGGGTGCGGATTTCCAGCATTTCCGACAAGATCGAGATCGAGATTGTCAAGTCCAACCTTACGAGTTCCGTGGTCTGACGGAGGAGATAAATGTCCAACAAGATCGCACAGCGGCAGGTAGTCGCCAGCATCACGCCGGCGTCGATCGGTGGGGTTGCCCCTCCGACGTTCCCCAACTACTTCGCTCAGGTGTCGGGTGGGGAAATCACGGCCAGCGTGGAGAAGGTGTACGACGGTGGGTCGTTGTTCCCTGAAACGCTGTGCGCTCCAGCGGAAATCGGCGACATCACCGTGACCCGACATTACGACAAGGATCGCGACGGACGCTCCCTTCAGTTGCTCCGCCCGCTGGTCGGTCGGGCGCACTACAACGTGACTGTGTTCACCACGGACTGCGATCTTGCGGTGTACGGGAGCGAGCGGGTGTACTCGCAGGCGCTTCTTGTGGGCCTGTCGGAGCCGGAGGGCGATTCGTCCTCGGGTGCTCCGGCGACGTACTCGCTGACGTTCTCGATCTCTTCGGTGTCGAA